AGTTATTGCGCCGCCATTAGTGTATGTTTCGTTTGCTCCGCTACCGCCGTTACCGCCGTTAGTTCCGCTTCTAGCACCGCCTCCACCACCAGCACCGCCTCCACCACCACCAGCATTGTTTGCACCACCGCCAGCACCGCCACCAAATCCGTTTCCACTAGCACCACCGTTATTACCCGAAGCCCCCTGCCCACCGCCTCCGCCACCAGCAGAAGTAAAACCAGTTGCCGATGTTGTTCCACCACTACCACCAGCACCAGCGGCACCACCACCACCGCCTCCACCAATACTTACAGTAATTGTTCCAGTAGAAATCGTTCGTGTAGATGTGACTGGTCCACCACCGCCACCTCCACCACTCGTGTTGAAGTTTCCACCACCGCCACCTCCACCGCCACCAAGCAAGTATGCTTCAAGTTCAATTAATGTTGCAAATCCAAATCCAGCTGATTGTGGACCAACTCCATAAGCATTCTTGGGGCGCATATATACCACATACGAATTTCCAGGAGAAAGACCAGTAAGGTTTTTAGGACTTGACGAAACACCAGCATCAACCCAACTGGTTAAATAAACATCGTAGCCAGTTATTGCACTACCGCCAGCAGTTGTAGAGAAGTTTACAGTTGCTGTTGTTGTACCAATTGAAGTTACAGAACTGATAGTTGTTGTTCCTGTTGGAACTCCAGCAGTTGTAAATGAAACACCAGTCGATCCAGGACCAGAACCAACACCGTTGACAGCGCGCAAGTAGACCGTGTATGCAGTGTTTTGGGTTAGCCCGCTAACAGTAACTGGGCTTGCGGCATCAGCAGGGGAGAGAGCGGTCCATGTCGAGTTGTTGAATGAGTACTCATAGTTTGTGATGGAAAGCCCACCATCATTAGTTGGCGCAGTAAACGAAATTGCAACGTTTGTGTTTGTTGGTACAGCGCCTAAAGAAGTTGGCGCATTAACAGGTGCGGTTGGGTAGAAGTTAGAAATGCCAAGTATTTGCATAACTACGCTGCCGTATTACCAACAAGAACCCATTCATCTGTCCCTATTTTCACCAGAGTTGCTGCAGCATATTGACCAAATAATTTCAACTTGCTTCCGTTGCTTCGCAAGGTAACCCCAGCACCAGCAATAGTCACCTGGCCAGCACCCAATTGAACCAGGTTTACCTGTGTTCCAACAAGGAATGGAACGGTGGAATTGGTTGGGACAGTAACCGTGATTGCACTGGCATTGTTACAGGTCACAAACTTTCCTGAGTCAGTTGCAACAAGCGTGTATGTTGTTCCGGTCTGAGTGTTTAGTGTCAGGTCGGATGGGTACTCCCAGTCAAGGCCATTTGTCTGTGATGAGTCAGCTACAAGGACCCTACGGTCAAGACCGACTGGAAAGCGATTAAGCGCTGAACCATCTGTAGCTAGGATGTCACCCTTTGTAGTAAGAACTGAAGCAATCTTGTTGGCCTCATCTGCGTCTACTGCCGTAAATACTGGATAGCACGTAGCACCTCCAGAATGAGATGATGCTGATGTTCCATCTACACCGCGAGTAATCGATGTTAGCGAGTTAGTTGAACGACCACCAACTAAAACTTTTTCTTCTGTGCTTAAACCCGGATCAATAACCATGTAAAACGGACCGCCAGCTGTTGTTGGCCACCCTGTTACCGTACCTGTCAGGGTCGCAGTAGTGTCGCCTGAAGTAATCGAAGACGTCAGGGTGCAAGCTGCTGCAGCTCCTGCGTAAGATCTCCTAGTTGCGTATGGCATTTATTCTCCTAATCCAACAAATATAGCACTATCTTACACTACGCATTATCAAGGTGCAGGTTCCGTTCCAGTCCCAAGCATTATGGTTGCTGGCTGAGTCAACCGGGTCCCATCTCACGTCTTCTACGATCACTGGGTATGTTTCAAAGTTTTCCTGATACGTGACGACCCGTGGGTTTTCTACTAAATCGCGCAACAGAGCCAACTCTTTGTCCACATCCATCCAGTACTCATTCCCACGAACGTTTAGTTTGTGATGTAGCAACAAAGGGACAGAAAATATCTGTGACCTAAGCGGAGCTGCATACGCCCTGGCCATCCATCTGGTTAGTACTGGTCCCTTTGTGCTGTCCGTGCTTGACCGGCTCATCGTTATCTTGGCTTCTGCTTCAAATACCTTGTCTTCAAGACCGTCGAATGTTGACTCGGATGAACCCTGAACAGAGTCAATTCCAACTGTCAAGAACGAACCGTCATTTAGTGAAGCTTCAAAATTTATGGTTCCGTTAAGCGGCTCTGTTCTTAGGTCCCACTTAGGGATGAACTTGGCGTCGGGGATACCCCAGCGGTACACACCCGAAGATATTGTTCCGGACGCAACTACTTCCGTTGGGTGCTGACGATAGGCACCAAGCCCAGCAACAGTGAAAACAACCTTGTTCCCAAACTCGTGGATGTCCACAACAGCACCCTGTCCTGTGACCATTAGGTCCGATGCGTAAGCTGGCTGATTCGCACCTATCTGGGTACTTATGTCAAGTCTTCCAATGCCAGTTGAGGTCGCATCGTAGTTTGTCCAACCAAAGTACACATACTTTCCTATAGATGCAAACGCGTTAACCGAAGTGCCGGTTTCGATTAATGGACCAACGACAAGGTTGCCGTCGCTGTCCGACGAGCAGAACCGCAACCCTGTAGTTAACCCAATAACCACGAAACCGAGGTACGCATCGATTGTAGTCACAATTTCACCCATCGGCAACTCGGCTGCAACCGTAGGAATATCTAACGCTGTACCGTCAGCTTTGATACCAGTCTTGTAGATCAACGACTTGTTACCTGCATAACCTGCACAATAGATTTGGTTCTGTCCACCAGCAAAACCAACCCAGTTAAAGTCGTCGTTTGGGTGAGTGAACAAAGCCGTCGGGTTGTTGGCTGAAGAACCTGGGGTTGTGGTTATGTTCCAAATCTTGCGTTTGTCTACCCCTTGACCAGCAACCATCAAGCGACCACGGACATAAGCCAACACACCAGCCTCAATGCCGGTGATGTAGTTAGATGCAGCAGAGGTTCCAGCGTTGGTTTGGTCTATGTCGCCGTCAGCGTAAGAGAAGAACACGTTGTAGCCGTCAGAGGTGATGCTGTAAAGGTTCGACGCATTAGTTCCAGTTACGGTTGTAAACGTTGCCCAGTCTGTTGTGTAACTAACCGTTTGTGCTTCAGTCCCGTAAATCCTGTTACTAGCAGTGGCCATGAACAAGTTGCTGGACACAGAAGAGTAGGCCTGCGCTGTTGTTGGGAGCAAAGACAACTTTCCTTTTTCCCAAACGTTTAAACCTTTGCTTGAGCGAAAACGATATGCCTCTGCGTCAGCTGTGTCTGCGTATGCCTGTCCAGCTCCGTAATGCCAAGACGACTGAGATCTGCGCCACAAACCCTGTGGGTTGATGGCAGACTCCCCTGGCTCTGAGGATTGGTCTACGGTGTCTCTAACTCGTGCATCAAACTGTCGGGCAAATGTCCCAGCTTTTGTATCAATCATGTACGGTCGGCCGTTTATTGCAACCGGAAATGCGTACGGTACGGACTGGTTAGACCCAGTCCCGGTGAAGAAAGCTACCTCTCCCTTAAATGGGTCATTAAAATTTCTAATGACTGTCATGGCTACGACCTAATTGTTAACGGATACAGCCTTGAAAGTTTTGCAGCTTCAGCAATAATTCTGTCACGACGAAGACGAAGAATGTTCCCAAACGAATCACGCATAGCTCCGGGTGGGACCTCGTCTGAACGCCTGGTGTCCCCTTGTGACTCGATAAAGTTGCGCTTTACCTCCCGAACGGAAAGCATTCTTGACATTACACCCATCTCAAGTATGTCTTCCATGCTTGTTGGTACACCAGCGACTGACTGCACGTCATCCGCTAAAGACGAAACACGCGCAAATGGGGCCTTGTAGCGGACTCGCAATTCGCCAGACATCAATGGTTCGTTAAAAACAATTGCGTGCCCAGAAGGAAAATCTGATGTAGGGAGGTCGCGCTGCAGTTTTGTTTTCCTAATATACGGGTAGTCGTCATTTAGGTAGCGTAAACGTACGTCAATCAAGTCAATAACGTTTGTTGCCCCAGTCAGGTCTATTTGCCTGTCTGAACCGTTGTAGTCAAGAGTTAAAGTGATTACCCTAAACAGTCCGTTGAGTGGGCTCGCAAGGTCATCAATGTCCTGATTTAGAGCATCAAGCATCTGTGCTTTGGGGAATCTTGGATTCAGCTTTACAATGCTTCCTACAGAGTGGCTTGTAGCTGTTGTACCGGCATATCCACGTTGGACGGTTAGCGCCTTTGAGCCGTTATTGACTTCCCAAACATATACAATTTCGGAGTCGATTTCGAATATAGTTCCGGCACGAATACCAGCCAGATCGTAAGACATAAAAAAAGACGTATCGTCGCCATCAACAGCAGACGACAGTTTGTTTTGTTCTTCAACGGTGCCACTAAGGAGTTGCCTGTTTACACGTTCAAGCAGAGCGCTAACTGTAGACATTTAACAATCCCATTTCTTTAGCGCAAGAGCCTTGCGTGTTGGGCGACCTTTAGAATCTTTCATTGGCCCAGGCATGCCGCCCATACGCGCACAAAAAGATTTGCGACGGGCGGCAGCCTTTGGACTTTTTTTGGCTTGCTTTGCAGACACGGGGGGTTTAAGGTTCATGCCCTGCGCTTTCGCGGAGGCACGACCTTTAGCATTCAGGCCACCCTTAGGGTTCTGCCCTTCTTTGCGTTGCCATGCTGCGGTCTTAGCCATTACTTCTTTGTCTTGCCCTTCATCTTCATTGGCTTGCCAGTCTTCTTTGCTTCTTTTGCTGCTGCGGCTTTGCCTGCTTTGTTATAACCAAACTTTTTGTTGCCTACCATTGGCATAGAATCTCCTTAAATTGCTGTTGTTTTGTAATGGCTCTTGTTGGGTAGTATACCAGTTTGTACTTGCCAGCTTTCTGAAGCTCTTGCCTCCACGTTGGCTGAACCGTCAATCTGTTTTGGTTGCTGTCCGTTCATCCTCATCCGCTTGTACGCGTCAAGGTCTTTTGAAAGAGTTGTCTCTCTCTGCTTTTCTGAAGCTGTGTGATCGCTAACCCCAAGCTTTACGCCTGAAATCTTGCAAGCAAAACAACCCTCAACATCTAGGTTTGGATGCGTCTTGGTGTGAATCATGTCAGATATTCGGAGTACCCAGCTGCGAGTAGATCCGTGTATTCCTCCTCTGTAAGTTGATGTACGTGCCCTCCGTGATAGACCTTGGTAACAATGCTGTAGTCGTGTTGGTCTATTTCTGTGAAGGTTGAGTTAACAAGTTTGTACACATTCTTGCCACGTTGTCCAGGGGCATAGAAACGAGCAAGCCTGTTGGCTATCCTGTCCCCACCAACAAGTTGAGTTGGTACATCGTTTTTAGTTGGTGGACGGAACATGTGGAACTTATATCCAATGGCATCTCCGCTAGTGGCTCCAGCTCCAGACCCAGATGCTGTTCTTGGTAAAAGCTCAATTGACGTTGAAGAAGCAGTTCCAACTCCAGAAGCAGTAGCTGTTCTGATCGTACGGACAAGGCGTATTGCAACAGCTAAACCAACTCCGGATCCAGTTGCAGACCTGAGGTTCTTTACAAGCCTTGCTGCACTTGATGTCCCTGTTCCGATTCCGATTGCTGCGCGCAGTCGTTCACGCCTGAATGCTGCAGAAGATGTTCCGGCACCAGACCCAGAAGCCTCTCGAATAACAAACAAGAATGGGTCGGCTTCACTGGATGATGTTCCGGATCCAGTTGCGGACCTAAAGAGTATTTCAAGATCTGTGCTTGTTGATGCTCCGGCAGATCCAGATCCACTTGCTGACCGAACAACAACATGAATTGAAACTGTTGACTGAGAACCTGTTCCGCTTCCGGAAGCCGTTCTTAGATAGTAAGCAGGTCCAAGGTAGAAGCGTCCACCAGTTAAGTAAGGGAAAGAGAAGTCTGTTACTGCACCAAGTCTTAGCTGTGTAGGTCCAGAGATTACTGCTACTTGCGCACCGACTGCTGATCCAGTGGCTGTTCTTCCGACAATGCGAACTCCAACGGCAACAGCAGATCCAGCACCAGACCCTGTTCCTTGTTTTGCTTTAGTTGCAAATGCAACAGTAATTGCAGATGACGAACCAGATCCAGTAGCAGTTAACTGCCAGATTGGTGCGCCAAAGTAAAGACCAGTTGCTGGTCTATATGCAGACGAAAAATCTGTGAGCGTGCTCTGAAAAGCAGCCATAGGGGATTCCCCTACCTACTAGTCGAGAGACAGCGTAAGTGATGTGATCTGGAAAGTGTCTCCAGAAGTTACAGCAGCTGAAGCGGACAAAGCACCATTCCACAATGGGTTGCCTGCAGTTGATGCATCCCACATTGACCAATGAGTGTAGGTCTCGGTTGTTGAAACGTTCGTCCACTCAACAGTTGCGCTTGTTGCAATTGCGCCAGAGGCGGCTGTAGCCCAAGCTGTGATCTTGCGTGTTGCTTCAGTTGCCGCATTATTCGTGCAATCTTCGCCTGGGTCTCCAGTGTGTAATTTCAAGTACACATTGGTTGGAATGGTGAATGAAGTTTTGCCTGTTACATGCTCAAGCAACTTGAGTTCTGCGTAGTTTGAAATTGACATAGTGACCTTTCGTTCTTATGTGATTATAGCAAAAGCCCCCCCGCGGGAAATGCGGAGGGGCTCTGCTTGCCTTACAGCAATGTAGCTAGCTGCTTAGCTTGCGTTTGCACCGATTGATGAAGATGACTCAATGCGGCGGAGTGATGCCTGACGGAAGAGGCCGTAGCCACCAAGCCAGTACCAACCGATTGGGTTGAAGCGCATGAGCGAGTCAACCACTGGACCACGACGAATCTGTGGTACAGGACCATTGCCATCAACAAAGGAGTAAGCCTTTGCCAACGCCTGACGACCCATGATGTAGGTGTCATAAACGTCAATGTTTCCTGCTGCACCTGCACCGTCAGATGCGTTTGCGCGCACCTTGGTACGTGGGGTCTCAATGAAGCGCACCGACTCGAAGGTACCGATTTCACCCATGTAGATGTTTGCGGTATCAACTTGTACGTGTGGAGCGTTCCATGAAGCGTTGCCGGTCTCACGACGGAGGTCGTAGGACACGTCTGGGTGGATGAATCCGATGTAGTAACCAGACCATGGGCTAACGCTTGCTCCACGAAGAGCTGCTGTCACCTTGCGAACGTCGTTCGCTTCGATGATGTCTTCAGCTTCGATAGCCGTACGTGAGGTTTCATCGCTTGATCCACCACCACCGTAGATTACGTTGGTTCCGCCAGCAAGAACTTCACGAACGATTACGTCCATGCTGTTACCTGCGTTGTAACCGATCAAGTTGGCTGCTGCTGCGTCTACGTCCAAGAAGGAGGTTCCACGCAACTTTGCAGTTGTGTTGACGGTGTTACCGTATTCGGTGAGGGTCACAGTCACTTGACTGTCGCCCATTGCTACCGGGGTAACATCTGAGGTCTCAGTAAGTGGGGTTGTTGCGGTTGCAAGTTCCGAGAAGATCGTGAAGACGACCGAGGATCCTGGCATTGTCTGGTTGCTTGCTTGAACGTCAGCTGCTTGGTCAAACAAAAGTTCTGAACGAAGGGCGAAATACGCCATCCGGTCATACGCTGCCTGGTCAACACTGAGTGACGACTGTTGTGTGTACGACACTGTATTTCCTTAATTGGTAGCCCAGTGGGTAGTGCGCCCTGCTGGGGAAGTTAGAATTTTGGTTTTGCCTGTTCGGCGTTATACTGCGCCATGAGTTGATCCAACTCGCCAGGGCTCTTGGCACTCGCCATTTTGGCGGACCAGTCTGTGACTGGCTCGAACTTCTCGCCTGCTTGAGATGCACTATTCACCCGTGCCCACGCCTGCTGTTCAGCTGCCTGGACTTTATCCTGCTGGGGAGCAGGTTGGATGAGATTTGCTTCTTGAGCTGCTGCACGAATTGCATCTGCTGACAACTCTCCGTCGTAGCCCTTGACGAAGTACTTTGCGACTGGAGCGTTGAGATCAACGCCCGCCTTCACAAAGGCCAACTCTCGTGCTGCGGTTTCAAGTTCCTTGGCTTTCGCCTCGGCTGCCTTCAACTGCTGTTCCACTTTGCGCAATTGTGCGCGCACTGGATCTCGTGTAACTTCGGTCTGAACTTCGTCCTCGAACTCTTGCATCGAATCTGACATGACCCACTCCTTCTGCCCACGTTCTGGTTGGAGGTTCCAGACCGGCTGCAAATCTCACCTCTTTTTTCATGTTGAAGTCGAGGGACTCTCCAACAGGTATCTCTAATGAGATGTTCTTAATATATCACACGCATATTAGAGCGTGTCAAGGATCTATTGAGCTTTGCCAACTCCGGTATTAATAGAACCAGAAACATCACCAGCTGATTTAGCGAACGATCCGCCGCCTTTGAATTCTCCAACTCGTCGAGCCTGACGCTTCTTAATCTCTTTTTCTGCCTCTGTGTTAAATCCAAACTGAGAAGCAATCACATCTTGTTGACTGATGGCGGTCTCTCCGGCAAACTGCTGAGTTAACTCACCAAGCCTTGAGATATTGCCAAATCCCTTTTGTGCTTCTGCTTCTGTAAAGCCACGCTTAGCCAGGTCTCCAGCCATGTCTGCCGTCAGCTGCATTCCAGCGTTCTCTAGTGCTGCAGCACCAATGCGCGCTGAACGTTCCTGCTCTTTTAGGATAGGCAATGCTTTTTCTGGGTCAATAAAGTAAGCAATAAGTTGGCCTTCGTTAACCTTAAACAACCTTGACATTTCGTTTCTTACCGACGCTGGAGCATCTTGAACAATGCTGCGAGCGTATTCAATACGGTCATTAAACTCCCCAACGCTTACATCATTAGCAATCAATTGCGCAAAGTCAGATGGCTTGTCATAAAAGCTGTCTGGGATTCCGTTGGACCTCATTGTCTGCTTGAACGAGTCTTCAAGGGCGATGTATGTTGCCGGACTCAAATCGCCCAGCCCCTTGGCACGGCGAGCCTCGTTGCCAGCAAACCTTTCTTTGTAAGCATCTGTTTCCCTGATAGACATAGCCAAAGCATCTGTGTCTGTGTAGTCAATCATGTCTGATGTGTAGTTTCCCCACACCGTGTCAAACAGAGAATCAAGCTTGTACTTAGCAAGCAAAGCTTTAATTGAGGCGCGAGCATCAGTCCTCTTCGCATCCAAGTCAACTCCGTAATTGGGGTTGTCTGGAGTTCTGCCCCATGGGTCAAGGACAGGTCCGGGTGGGTCAAGGTCAGGTCCGGATGGCTTTGGTTTCAAATCATCGATTGGCTTAGAAGTGCCAGACGGATTGTATACGCTTGGGTCAATGCCCATATTCTGAGCAAACTGCTTGCCCTCTTCAGTTTGATAGTAGGCAGCAAAGTCTGCTTGAATTTGGTCTAATGCTTCAAGACTAAAGTTGACGCCGTCAAAACCCATCATTGACATTACTTAATCTCCCCAAACATCTTGAGCAAAGAAGTACCAATTGACATTGCGTCTTTGTTGGCCTTCTTTGTCGTGTGGTACTTATATCTTTCGTCTGTCTTAACCATCGTCTCAACATCAGCAAGACTCATTTGACCTGTTTCTGCGGTGCCAAGGACTTTGGCATAAAGAGGATTACTCAACTGCACAGACTTTGGGTCTAACTCAAGTATTGAAGCGATGCGGTTTCGATAGCCACTAAATATGTCTTCCAGACTAGACCCCGCCTCGATCCTCTCGCGCAAGTGACCATACATACCAATAGCCTGCTGCTTGGCTGCGTTTTCAAAAGAGTCCTTTGTCATGACCACACCGTTAACCGGCTGTCCTGTAAGCACGGAAATAACTTGCTTTTGCAGGTCTGTTGGGGCATAACCATAATTTCGTGCGATTGTCATAAGTTCGTTTACGCCGCTAGTGCCAGCAATGGCTGATTCTCCAGGCATCGTTGCCGATGGAGTTGTGACGGCTTCGCTGTAAACAAGATGCTCTAGCGATATGGAACCAAGCTTGTAACCCTTACGCAAAGCTTGTCCAGCAATTTTGTCAAAGGCTGCTTTGCTTAATTTGAGTTCTCCGTAGCTAGAAGCAAGTTGGTCCGAAAGATCGCCAACCTCTTGCGCTTTGTCTGTTTCAGCTTTTAGTTCAAACTCACGCTGTGTTTTAGATGTGGTCTGATAATAGGAAGTCGCAGCAAATTTGGCATCCCAAGCCTGAAGGCCAGCTGCAGACTGAAAGTCAAACTGCCTTTTCTCTGGTTTTTTCTTTCCATCGGCAACAACTGCGAGAAGCAGGTCAACAAGATCCTGTCCGAACTCTGAGACAAGCTTGGCCATATCCTCTGCATTGCCGTTTACAAGGCCCTTAAACGCAGGGTAACGAGCAATAAGCACTTCTGCTGGAGCTGCAGATTTAACTGGTGTTTCAGCCATTAGATTGAACCGCCGCCTTTAAACATTCTGTCGAGAGCCAAGCCAAGATTGTATATTGCGCCTTCTTCCCCAGACACCTGAGCTACGGCTTGCTGTGCAGCTGTGTCAAGACTCGGAGGTGACTCGCCACCAGCACCACTTGTTTTTGCGTACATAGCACGAACAGCCTGGAATGCAACCTTTGCTTCTGCTGGGGTCATAGGGCGACCAAACGCCTCAAACGAAGCTTGACGCAGATACCTGTTTGTTTCTACGGTGCTTGGATAAGACACACCGCCACCCCCGCCACCACCTCCAGCTTTAGGCAACTTATCCATCATTTGCATGTAGGCGCGAGGAGTAAGTCGAGCCAGGTTTGCCGAATTTACAAACGAATCGAATGCTGCGTAGTCAGTGTCTGTCATTCCCTGACCAAGCAAAGCCATCTGTGAAGGAGACCTGCTTCCGTAGTGCTGAGAGTTTTTTAGAGCTTGAAGGAACTGTGGGAGCTTTCCTTCCATTTTCAGTTGCTGAAATAACGGGTTGGCTGCAGCGTTGCCGCTATTGTCCGTCAGACTTTGGTTAGTAATCTTGCCGCCCTCGTCAACAAGATTAGTCCCATAGTAAGTCCACTGGACATTTGATCCATAACGCTTCTGCTCCAACCCGGCATATGCCTTGCCGGTCATTGGGTCAATGGTGTTCTTAAAGTCCCCAGATACTGTTCTTGGTATTGCAGCCATTTGTTGTGGCTGAAGAACGCCTAGATCTGTGGTAGTCCCAACAAGCTGTTTTGTAAGCATGTTGATGCCAGCATCGGTAAGCGGTTGCTTATCCTTTTCTTCTTGACGCTTTCTCTCTTCTTCTGTCTGAGCAGAGCCAGCTTTTTGCATGTCGGCAAATATTTGCCTAACTTCAATCGCGTTAGGTTGACGGCCCTTCTTCTTGGACCATTCGGCAATAGCTTTCTTTAGGTCTTCTTCTGTTATTTGAATTGGATCCATTAGTCCTCGACCTCTTGTGCTAGAAAGCGCTGCCAGATTCTATCAAAATATATGTTTGACTTAGCCAAGGCCTCTCCGTATTGAAACAACTCAGAACGTTTTCCGGCAAGCGACTTTGAAGAAAGAGTTTTCTTTCCAGACTGCGCAATAATAGATTGGCGTAAACCCAAGTACTGTTCGATTGCTGGAACAGCTGGGTTCCATCCGACTCTAGAGTCTTTAATCAAGTTGCCAAGTTCGACCAAGTCGTTCTCGTATTCGTTTGTAACGAACTCAGCCTTTGGCTTAAATCCTGGGTATTTTTTGCTTAGCTCAACTCGGAATGCTGCCAGACGATCTGCTTGGTCTTTGGTTGGGTATGCACCAAGAGCAAGCTTGGCTGCTCGGTACCTAGACGAACCAATGCGGTTCTGAGCAAGATCGATCATTTCGTTTGCAGAAAGGGCTTCACGCTCACCGTTTGTACGCTGTCTAGCCTCAGTCTTAAAGTCAAACTCACCGAATGCAGGGGCTAGGTAGTAAGCAGTTCTGGAGTAACCGTTAATAAGTTCTTGGTTGTTTCTAGTCCAGTCTCCAAAGTCGTCAGTAGTTTCTAGACCAGGAGCAACCGCCCTGCTCTTTGAGGATACGTATAGCGCTGCGTTTTCTCCGTGCAAGTTCAAGAACCGCTCAACAGCAGAGTCATAATCCTCCTGCTGCATGTCGTAGAACTCTTTCACTATCTCTCGCACGTACACATCGCCTTGGTCCGTAGGAATCTTGAATTCAGCTTGACCTGAAGTTGGTCCAATAAACTGCGACATTGCGCGCATCATCGTGATCCACTTTGCTTTTTCTGCAGCGACGTCCTTGAGTCGTTCTTTTTCTTCGGGCAGGGTAAGGTCGTACTTCCCAGTATTTGCTTCCGCCTTGATTGTCTCAAACCAAGTGTTTGCGAATACGGTGTTCGTTCTATTGCGATCCATGGCAAGGGCTTCCATCATCTTGACTGTCCATCCAGGAAGAACGCTTGACAAAGCAGTTGGTGCTCCGTATGGCAGAAGCATTTGCCTAATCTCGTCATTTTGTGGAGTATCTGCCAGCAACCTATTGGCTCCAATTTGAGCAAACGGTCCGATGCCTGGGTAAACGTTAATACCTTGGGAAAGTCGCTTTACTGGAGATGCCAAACCAGCTGTGTAATCTCCACCAGTAATTAGCTTTGATATTGACCCAGACATAGGGAACGAAAACATTAACTCATTTGTCTGTGGGTCTTTGTAGAAGAACCCTCGACCGTCTTGGTCAGGGTCAGCATTTACTGCGCCAGTATAGAAACGTGAGAACGTCCTGTACTTATGCACACCGTCTACCAACGAGTTTGACAGGTAGTGACCAACAACTTCGGACCATGCGTTGCCGAAAGGAACGACAATTCGCAATATGTCAAATAGGTTGTTTGTGTTTGATGCATCGAACAAAAGATTTTCCATTTGGTTCAAGCTCAAAGCTTTTGCGTATTCATCAAGGTTCTTTGCGGTCAAGTTGCCGTCGTGGCTTGCTTTGCCGACAATTGCTTCAAGCCTTGGCAGCAACTCGTCGTTACCGATGTACTTGCCAATATCGTCTTTTGAACCAGCCTTGTTTGTCAAGGTCGAGATCAACTCTGATGCAGACTTTTGTGAGAGCTGATCTATATGTTCAAACACATTTTCGTAGTACTGCTTGCGGAACACAGGGGAACGCTCAAGGGTGCGCGACGAACGAGCGTTAAGGGAAACGAAGAACCACT